GTTTCCGACAAAGGAGCACGAGCGCCTTATTTCTGTCAAGAATGGCTATGTCAACCGTAGGGAGAGAACTGGGCCAAGTGTTTTCCACTGCCCATATAACGCCCTCACGGAATTGGGGAGTCGCTTTAGACTTGATGCCGATATTCTTTCGGATTTCTTTGCCCGAAATGAATTTGGTAGGCACAAGTTCTTGTGTGGGAAATTTCCCGCAATAATGAGGGATGAAGCTATCGCGGCCACCATACAGAAGCACATTCTGATTGGGGCCAATTTGCGAATTGATAATACGGTCGAGTTCTTTACTCCAAGCCACATCGTTACCGATGTCCTTTATGTAAAGCACTTCAACGGTAGGAAATTCCTTTTCCACCATCGCTTTGCGGGTGGGGTAATCCAGTGGATTGTTATACGTGCATTTACACGCATCGGATGCTAAGCCAAGGATTACAAATACTCGGGGGTGAGTGTCAATAACTCTCTGAATGAGAGCTTTGTGTTCCTCATGGAGTTCAGGAACTTGAAATCGTGCGACTATTGCCCCGACCTCAGATGCTTCGTTTATCGTTTTCATCATATACCAACCTTATTATATCTCGGTTTTATATTATGTCAAGCGTCGTATTAAATCTGGACGTATTTGACACCTATAACTATATCATCATTTTCCAAAATGGCAAATTTTATTTTTGTTTCCACCGAAAAGATTTATATGTAGGTTTTCGTCCGTTGATACAAGCATATATTATATATCGCTTGATTTTTAATTGTTCGGCAGCTTCCGTAGCGGATTTCCACTCTTTTATAAAATTACCTTCTCGTGAAAGTTGAATGACTGGCTTAAAGTTTTTTTCTCTTTTTTTCTGTATTGTTTTCAATGATTGCTTTTTTCCTGTATTCAACGACCTCAATTTTTGCTTTGTTTCTTCACTTAAATGTTTTCCTGTTAAAGCATCCGATATTTTTTTACGTGTTTCTTCGCTTCTTTTTATGCCTATATGAGATTTTATGTCTCTCATAACGTTATAAACTGGCGATGATTTTAATATCCACTCTTGCTCTTTTTTAATCAATAATATTGGGTTGCTTATTTTTTCTATTATCTCAAATTGAAAATTGTATTCGCCATATTTGTTATATGCGTTTTGTAAGTGTCTATTGTGGTGTTTATTTTGTTTAAGTTCTCTCAAATGCTTACATTTTCTCCACTCAAATCCTCTTAAAGTAGAGCCAATGTATTCATCGCCGGTTTTTGTGTTTTTTATTTTATAGATACAAGAATTGTTCATACTAATAAGTATGAACCTGCCAACGATTACACCATTTTATATTCACAAAAACAACGCTTTTTGAGTGAAATAAAATTAGCACCCACCCAATTCAGAAAGCGCATCCCACGCTCCGTTATTGTTTTCCCAAGTTGCGCCGGGCCCTGATTGGCGTGCCGCTTCTTCTGCTTCTTCTTCTCTTTTTCTTTGCTCGTCGTAGATAGCGTCAGCTTCCGCCTTTATATCAAGAAAGGCGTTTTGGCCAGTGGCTTGGTTTTTCTCCATTTCCTCAACTTTGATAAGACAACGGAGAAGCTTTCTCAAAATGGTCCGAACGCCGGGCACCAAATCCAACACAACGGCGTTTTCGAGTTTGAATTTCTTCCACTCAGAACGATACTTGGTATCGGAGTTGATAGGCTTTTCGCCGGGTCGCAGATGAACGAGATAGACATAATAAAATTCGTTTGTGTCGGCAATCGTTATGGCATGAACGTAACACAGGCGGTCGTTGGTCAACTGAATGCCGGTTTGGTCCTCAACAACCCGAATTGCACCTGCTTGTGATTGTTCAGAAGCTTTCAATCTCGCGTTGACAAACTGCCACTTCTTTGGATAAAGTGGCGTGTCAATTCTCCGTGAAAGGTAAACTTCTTTGCCATCGAACAACCCAATGGCTGTTCCGTATATCGTCTTTGGTGTATCAGTTCTGTCGCCAATCATATCTGTCTAATGGTATCATGGTTTTTATAGAGTGTCAAGCCCCACAATACCGCAATAAAATAAGTTGTCAACCGGCCCCGCCTATGAGATACTACAGCCTATGAAAACCGTAGAAGAAGCTATTGCGATATTAGAAAAGCTTAGAGATAAATGGTGCACGCAGTCTCAGTTCTTAGAAGCTACTGCTGGATACAGTGAAGATTTATTAGCTACTCTCAACAAAGCACAATCAAGAGTCATCGGTCAATGTAACAGCGATCTGTATGGTGCTATTGGTGAAATAAAGGAAATTTTCTAATGACTAGCGAATGTCCAATCTGCGAAAATTACCGGTTTATCGTAATTGAAGGTGAGCCAATGATGTTGTGGCCTTGCCAAAAATGTAATTGGAGAGGGCAATACAAACTCAAAGAAATAGACATATGCTTGGGTTGTGGCCAACCTTCGCCTTGTAAATCAGACTGCCCATGTGGCACAGGAAAATGCTTGGTAAAACAATGAAGAAGAAATTACTAAAGAAACTATTATCTGAACCATCGGGCACAGAGTTCATCAACTATAATCCGCCTAGCTGGGACGTTTGGTTTATGAAGCAAGTATATCTTGCCGCAGAGAAAAGCAAAGACCCATCAACGAAAATAGGAGCTGTGCTTGTAAGAGATAAGCACGTTATATCAACAGGCTTCAATGGGTTTCCTATCGGAGTACTTGACAAAAAAGAACGGTATGCCGATAGAGAAGTCAAATATGACTTGGTTGTTCACGCTGAGGATAACTCCGTCCTATCTGCTGCTAGGTTTGGATTTCCGACATTGGGTGCTACCCTCTATACACAATGGACTCCTTGTTGCGAATGCTCAAAATCAGTAATACAGGCAGGTATAAAAAATATAGTTATTCATAAGCAATGGGGAGAAATGCGTTATTCTAGGTGGGCAGAGTCCTGTAAAGTTTCTAAAATTATGCTCAGAGAAGCTAAAATACCAATTCATATTTTAGATGCTAAATTAGGATTGACCGCTTACAGAAATGGAAAGCAATTCATTGTCTAATTTCCATCTTTTTATCTGCTTGAATTGTCCTAAAACAAGGCTTCTTACACTTGCTTTATCTACGTTATGCTTTATTCTAAACTCATATCTGGTGCCTGAAAATTTTTCTTGGGTATTTATGTTGATAAAATTGTAAATTGTATTATCTCTGATTTTACTTAGCCAGTTTTTAGATGCTGGTTTTCCTTTTCTTATTTTACTCATTTTATCAAACATTCCGGGAGCATTCATTGCTTTTTTGGTAGCACCGCTTATTTTCTTTTTTGTTTCTTCACTTACTATTCTTCCTTTATGAAATTGGCTAATTTTATTTTTACTATAATCGCTAATATCACCACCTTCTGCTACAAACTTTAGGTTATAAGATTTTTCTTTTTCGGTTTTTACAATGTTGAGATATTTTTGCTCTACTTCTAATAATTTTTGTTTGGTGGGCTCTATTTCTTCAACAATAATAAAGTCAAAATTATTTTCTCCGTGTTTATTCCAAGCATTCTGTAAATAATCATTTTTATGATTATTATTTCTCAAATCTGCTTTATGTTGTATCCACCTATCTTCAATATCCTTCGACGATCCAACATAATATTTATTATTGGCTCTATTTACTATTTTGTATATTCCGCTTATTTTCATAATACCTTTTGAGATTTTTCTTTTTTATTTTTTTAGCGTTTTTCCAATAGTGGCGCATATATTTATCTCTATTCGCTTGACGCTTTTCTTCTTCTGTGTTATATTTTCTTTTTCTTCCCACAACAATAAATATCATTGAAGTTAGAAAAAAGTTAGAAAATTTTATGTCAAACTATTATGAAATTCTTGGAATCGGCAGAGATGCTACAACTGAACAAATAAAAGAAGCTTGGCGGAGTAAGATAAAAGAACACCACCCTGACGTAGGCGGCGATGAAAACGTAGCGAAGGAAATAAACAAAGCATATGAAGTGCTTTCTGATCCACAGGAACGTGCTGCGTATGACAATCCAAAACAACCACACGGACCCGGATTTCCGCCGGGATTCAATCCTTTCGGTGGGCATGGATTTGGCTTCAATGGTATAAATCTAAATGAAATGTTCGCCAGAATGGGTGGCGTAGGTGGTCAGTCATTTCATTTCACCGCTCATACTCAAATAAATCAGGAAGTCAACGTTACTCTGCTAGACGTTATTTTACAAAATGAGGTAGAAATTGACATACCAGCTATTGGTAAGAAAATCCAGTTCAAGATACCAGCAGATTTTAGGGACGGCACTACCTACACCCTACGCATAGGGGATGATAAAGCGAAGAACCAAGGCAACGTTCTACTTCAAATAAGGCTGAACTTGGTTATGCCCAAACTTTCATCGGAGAAGAAGGAAAAGCTGAAAGAGATACTAAGCGATGTATAAATCCTCAAAGCCGTGGTCATCTGCCCATTGAGCAATGAGATAGACTTCGTGTAAAATGTCCCTGATTCTTTCACCACTTATACCGCCCCCAATCATCCGTGGCCCGCCCAACGCATTGCCTAGCTGGTTTACGATGCCCATGTGTGGATTTTCAAGGTCCGGATTGCCGTCTTGCTCGGCGTCTGGTATGCCCGTATCGGTGGGATTGATTTTGTTTTTGTCAATCCAGCCGGGGTCATTTGCTAAGGTTTCAATTCTTTCCATCAACTCCTTAGCTTTCATGTGAAATTCATGTTCGCCTTCGTATTGTAAAACGTTGTGAAATATCTGATAGGCGTTGGTGTTGGAAAGATTTAGCTCTGGTGGTCCTTGGTATGTGCCGTGGTAGGGGTTTTTCAGAATGGGAATACGAATTACGCCACTCTTGAACATTCCACTCTGCTCTGTTTTGACTTTTCCGAAAGGAATCCCCAAATCCTTCAAACCTTTAAAAATTAGCTTCAACGTCCCGGTTAGTGCTTGTCTTGTGAGGCCGGCTGTGTATAAGTTCAAGATACCGTATGGCTTGAAATAATCGTCACCATCAGGCGTTAGAGTCTCTGGCATCCTATTTTTCATAAAATACTCTAACTGGTCTTTCGGCAGTGACTCCAAGAACTGCCAAACAGGTCGCATAATCTTCCAACCAATTTCATGCAATTCTTCTAATTTCTCATAGTTAGCCCCTTTTATATAAAGATTCATGGACTCGGTAAGTAACACCTTTTTTGAAAAGAAGGCTTCGCGTAGGGAATCTTTGATAATAGACTTCATATCAGCGTATTTCATCTGATAATAAGTATGGGAAAAATAAAGGAAAGATCGTAATAATAAATTGGTGAGAAAATAACAATGTTGTTTTCTCACCCTGTTCACTATTTATTATGTATGAAAACTATAACATTAAATTGTACCCAATGTGGCGAACCTTTTGAGAGAAATGTCCACCAATACAAATATTGTAATATAAAGAAAAACATGAAACCTTTTTGTGGTAGGCGGTGTCAAACTATTTATAGGAATAAACACATGGCACCAGAGTCGTGGAAAAAATTATTTGATATAAAAAGTAGAGCCGGAAACAGAAAAGATACGTTTTCTTCCTTCAAATATTTCATTACTAAATGTAAAGAGAGAAAAAAACATAAAGGATATGAATACAATATAGACCTTCAATACTTAAAAGAATTATGGAATAATCAAAAAGGAACGTGCCCATATACAGGTTTTAAGATGGTATTACCGGAAACAACTAAATCACGTTCTCAAACACATTCTCTCAAAAAAGCCAGTTTAGATAGAATTGATTCAACAAAAGGATATATTAAAGGAAATGTTGAGTTTGTTTGTCTATTGATAAATATGGCAAAAAATAATGCCACTAAAGAAGAAGTTTTGAGGTTTATTGAAGAATTAAAAATTGGTAGCCCTGCTGGGATTTGAACCCAGAACTAAACTTTAGGAAAGTTTTATTATATATCCAATTTCACTACAGAGCCATTGGTACACCGAAAGGGACTTGAACCCTTATAGCCCTTACGGGACACAGTTTAGAAAACTGCTGCCTATCCAATTAGACTACCGGTGCATTCATTTATAAGTATGAGCTGGTTTTGGAAAATGGCAAGTCTTTCAACCGAAAATTATCAGCCAAAGCAAGATAATCACTATAAATATAAGAGAAAAATTGAAAAGCGTAATATTTATTGGTTAAGCAAAACCATTACAAACTCCTACTCTCTTTTTTCATAAATCAGTCATTGGGCGAACTATACTGCTCAAGTTTCATAACGAG